TGCACGCCCTGGGCGCCGAAGGTGACCGGCGCTTTGTTGATCTTGGCCGCGGGCGTGGCCGCGAGTTGCGTATCTTCTTTGACGGTTTCGGTGTTCATTGTCTGGCTCTTGTTCTGTTGTGTTTTGCTTCTGGGTTGAGGGCGCGGCTGGGAAGTCTCGGTCGCGCCCTTTAAATTTAGAACGGCACTTCCTCGGTCAGCGTCTCGGTGACGAGCGTGACCTTCGTGCCAGCGGCGAGCGTGCCGCGGTTGCCGTGGACGATCTGGCGCGCGGCGTTGCGGAGGCGCACGTCTTCAGCCCGCGGTGGGAACGGCTTGCCGTTGTTGCCGATGCGCGGCTCCGGCTCCTGGGCGTACCACTCAACCGACTTCGCGCCGAGACTACGCAAGGGCGTGCCCTTGTTCTTTCCGAAGTGCACCTCAACCGAGCCTGGGTCGGCCACGATCTCGGTCGGATGCGGGATGTCCTTCGGAGCACCAGCCGGAGCCGGCGCGGAAGCTGCGGCCGGAGCCGCTGGCTTGGTAGCGAGCAGCGCGCGAATGGCGCGGAGCTCGGCGATGATCTCTTGTCCTAGTTGGTCGGTCATTTTGTTTTGGGTTTACTAAGTCCTAAAGCTTGGCGCATCTGCCAGTCGCGGAAGGCCGCGTCGAACTGATCGTAAATCTCGCGCCACGAGACCCAGCCCTCGCCGGGGATGAAGCAGTAGTGAGCCGAGCGTTCGACGTGCCCGTGCGTCCCGGTGTAGCGCGCCGCGGAGTGTCCGCCGCCGGTCAAGTTCTTGATCGGCGTGCTGCGGTTAAAGTCATTTTGCATAGCGGAGCCAGCGTACCTCCCGTGCGTAAGCAAGCGCCTGATCGCGCATCGACTGGCGCAGCAGCCGCCGATTGAGCAAGCTGTGCTGCCGCTTGGATTGATCGCGGAAGACGACCGCCTTGCCGAGCGCGTAGTGCGAGTAGGCGATCCCCGAAGCAAACAGCGCCTTGGTCGCGCGGTTCATCGCATCGTCCTCCGCACCTTGTCGGCGTAAGGCAGCGTGGCCTGCTTTCGGTGTCCGGTCGGACCACCGTTGTGGATCCGCGCCAGCGTCGCCACGTCGCCTGCTTCCCACGCTGCCGGCGCGTAGCGTTTGAAATAGGCGGTCGCGACGCGGCGCGCGTAGGCGAGATCGGTCACCTGTTCGTAGCTGCCGGCGACGCGCGAGTCGGCGTGATAGGCGCGGGAGATCTGGAGCGGCCCGAGGCTGCGGCCGTTGTCGCCAAGGATCGCGCCGTGGCGGCCGCTGGTCTCGACTTGGTGAAGCGCCCGCCAGAAGCTTTCCGGCGGCGCGGCGTGGCTGGCGGATGCCAGCGTAAGAAGCGCGAAAAGGCGCTTCACGGCGTCACCTCCGCGTACTGCGCCGCTTCCTCAAACGTCTTGAAGTGCTCGGCGTCCATATCGCCAGCGCTGACGTAGTAATTGCCGAACTCCTCATCCCAGCAGATCATCGCGAGCAGCGAGCCGCGGCGGGAGCGAACTTCCCAGACTGAGTCTTGGGTCTGATGCAGAATCTTTCCGGTCATTGTCGTTGTGGTCGTTGTTGCGCCGGGGCGTGATTGCCTCCGACACCACCGACAATGCAGACGCGCCCGCCGCGGTCAACTCTTTTTCTCAAAATTCTATCCGGCGGAATCGGACAGTCAGACGTCGACGGCGTCCGCGAGCGCGTCGCTTCCGAAATCGCAGCTGATCGGCTCGGCCTTCACCGCGACGTAAAGCTGCGCGAGGATGCCAGGACTCGTGAGCTCAGCGTTGCTGAGGTACTGGTCGAACTTCGCGTCGCGCAGCCAGAGCTTGGCGATCCACGGCGTGAGCGGCGCCTTGCCTGAATGAGCCGCGGCCTCGTCCACGTAGAGCGCGAAGAAGGCCGAGGACTCCCGCGCGGCCCGGTCCCAGCGGTGCGCGACGAGGCGGATGTAGTTGCCCGAGATGCCGCTCGGCAGGGTGAAGGTTTTCTGGAGAGCCATAGTCGTCAGGTGTATTCGGTGAACTCGACCGAGAAGCGCGCGTTGCCGGCTGGAACGTTGGTCCCGTCGAGCGTGGTCACGCGCACCACGGCGTTGGTGCTTGAGTTGCCCGCGGCGTCGAAGTCGTAGGCTGCGACGAGATTCGCGTTCGAAGCGCATTGCGCGGTGCCGATGTCAGGCTTGGCGCCGAAGCCGCGGTTGGTCAGCGACACGTTGAAGGTCTCGGTGAGCGCTCCGCCGGTCAGGTTGGCGACCACCGAGTCGGAGAAGATGACGTTAATCTGCCGCGTGCTGCTTCCGCCGCCGGTCTTGATGCCGGTCGTCGTGACGTTCGAGTCAGCATATTTTGAGATGCTGCCTGTGCCGATGTTGGCTGCTCCGTTCGCGTTGCCCAGACTTGCCCACGCAGAAAAGCTTCCCGTCCGATTGACTGCTCGAACGCGAACCCAGCCAGCCGCTAGGGTTGCGTTGTAGAAAAAGCACTCCGTGTCGCGCGTCGTGATCGGCGCGTTGGATCCGGTAGCTGGCGACCACGAGTAGTCGGTCGCGCCGTCCGAATTGGTTCCGGTCACCTTGGCCTCGTAATAGGAAAAGTCCGACTGCGTGTTCGGACTCCAAGAGACGCGCGTGCCGAAAAGGAATGTCGTCGTTCCGGTGACGTAGGCAGGCTTTACGCCATCCGCGGAGATTGCGCCGCCGGCCGGCGTGGTTACCGTGCCCGAGTAATTCGGAGCCGTGCGGGAGAGCGTAGCCGAGATCGCGCTGGGCGTGTTCGAGAATGAGATCGCTCGGGCCGCGAACTCATACGCGACGCCAGGAGCAAGGTCATCAATAGACGCCGCAATCGAACCAGACGAGAGCACGTTCGCAACCACGTATTCGCTCGCTCCGCTGCGCCGGTAGAGGATCTGAAGCAGCGCCCCGCCGGTCGGCATCGCCGGCGCCGTGACTGTGATGCGGGCCAGAGCCGTGCCGTCTGTCGCGAGGTAGGTTGTCTCGCTCGCGTAGGTCGGAGCGTTCGGAGTCGACGGCGCGACGCTGGAGACGGCTCCGGCGGTGATCGCGACTGGCGTCGCTTGCACGCGGGTCGCGAAGCCGGAGACGTTCTCGAGCGCGTCGTAGGCGTTGACCCAGTAATAATACGTCGTGCCTACCGCGACGTCCACGTCGACAAATCGCGATGCGTCGACCTCGGCGATCTTGTTCGTGTTCGCGTTGGCCGGAGTCACGCCGGTCGTGTTGCGATAAATGCCGTACTCGGAGAAGTCGGGCGCAGTCGAATCGTCCCAGTCGAGGCCCACCGCGGAGCCCGTGCCGATGGTTGCGACTAGGTTCGTCGGGATGCTGGGCGCGACCGTATCCTTCTGCACGTTGACCGTCGCGCTGACGTAGGACGTCGAGACCTTAAAGAAGCTCTCTCCGAAGATGCGGACGTTGTAGGTTGTACCGATCTTAACGTCGCTTGAGATGTAATCCCTCGTCTGATCGCCGGGAACGGTGTTCCACGTAAGATAGGTCGTCGAGGTGCTCTCCTTGTATTCGATGCCGACGTTGCCGCCGGCCTGGATGAACTCGTTTGCGGGCGCGGACCACGAGACGAGGATGCGCGGCAGCGCGGTGCCGTCCGCCTGGATCTGCTGCGTCGTGCCGTCCGCGGTCAGCGTGAGGTTCGTCGGCGCGGAGAGGGTGAACGGATCGGGCAGCGTCGTGTTCGGCGCGTCGTCGACGTAGATCTCGTCGTTGACCGTCCAGTCGTAAACGGTCGACGCGGTCTCGCGCAGCGTCATCTCGATAGCCAGCTGCGGCGGACTGCCATCGCTCGCGAAGTTCCACTCCATCACCTCGAAGACCTTCTGGGTCCAGCCCATCTTCGAGTTGGTAATCATCACCGTATCGCCGGCCCGCACTTGCATCGCCTCGAGGCGGAAGCGCGCGGTCATCGTGATCTCCTCGCGAGCGCGGCGCAGCTCGATCACGGCCAGCCGCTGGGCGCAGGCGGGCGAGGTCGTGAACGGCAGCGCCACGTCGCGCCAGTAACGGATGCCGGCGTCCTTGGTCACGTAGGTCGTCGACGTGATCTGCGGGAAGTCGGACGGTTGCCAGTCGTTCTCAGGCGAGACGTAGACGCCCTTGACTCCGTTTACGCGGTCGCGCGCCGAGGTCTTGGTCTGCACCGTCATCTGGCCGGCGAAGTGCTTCTCGCTTAGCGTGACGGTCGGGATCCGATAGCCTGCCGCGTAGATGACGACCTTTCCGCCCGAGTAGGCGATCAGGCCGCCCATCGCGGTAATAAGCTTGCCGATGTTCTCGTCGGGCGAGGCGCTGGTGTAAAGGACGCCGTTCGCCTCGTATCGGTTCTCGTAGGTGGCCGGCGAGGTGACCGGCTTGATCTCGACTTGCTCGTCGCAGATGTTCGCCGCGGCGCTCACGGCCGTGTCGTCGACCTCGGCCGAGTCCATCGCCATCCCGAGCGAACTAGTCAGGTAGTCGCGCAGGCAGAGCGCAGGGTTGGCCGAGTAAGCCGTCGTCGTTGTCCGCGGATCGTAGACCTGCTTGCCCTTGACCACCGCGGCGATGTTCGGGATGCCGCCGGTCCAGACCTCTTGGTTCCAGACGAGGCGCACGTAGATGTAAGCGATGCCGCGCAGGCGGTGGTTGCTCGTCCACTTGCCGTCGGTCAGGCCGGAAGTCGCCGTCTCAAGGTTCGTTTCAACCGTCTGCGTATCGCTGCCAAGCTTCTTGTAAATCTCAGCGTAGCCCGTGAAGCGGCCCTGGGCGGCGCTGCCCGCGCCCGTCAGCGCGAGCTCGTCGTTGAAGTAGACGTCGCCGATCTCCTCGACCTCGTGACCGGCCATCGCGACGACTAGGTGCAGATACTCGTTCTTTGTTCCCGTCGTCGAGATGTAGACGATGACGCCGGAGGTCTTGGTCTGGCCGTAAACGATCTGCCGAGCCGCGATCGGCGAGCGAATCATCTGCGAGCGGTCGGTGAGCGATGGGTCGGAGTAGCTCGGAGCCTTCGGCGCAAGCAGCTTCGACGCCGCCATCGAGGCAGCAGTCGTCGCGATGAACTTGAGCACGAACATCACCGCGTTGGCCGCGGCGACACTAAGCCCAACATCCATCAAAGCGATCCAGACGACGACGGCGACTTGCGGCATAGTTAGAGGCGCCAGCAGGCGGCGCCGTTGAGGTCGAGGAACTCCAGCCCATCGCGGCCCACGAAGGCGGCAGCGTTACCCACGCAGACGCCCAGCCCGATGCCATTGCCCACGTCGCGGGCGATCACGTCGCCGCGGCGAGCAAGGCCGATCTGCGCTGGCTCAAGCCCAAGCTCGCGCGCGAGTTCCAGAATCCCGCCGGCCTTGTCGATGATGCGCTGCGCGCCGATGCCGCTCGAATAGGTGCCGCGGTAATGCGCCGCGGGATCTCGGCCGGTTGCCCGCGCGACCCAGTCCGCCGCGAAGAGGCAGCAATCATTCGCGCCCCACGCGAACGGCTGGCTGCGCCGCTCCTCGATGAAGCGCACAAGCTCCGCGGGAATGTCGGCGGCTTTCATTCGTATTCCGTCGGCCCGGTCTTGTCGCCTCCGTTCCAGTTCGTTTGCTGCGTCTGGTTCGGGTTGCCCCAGTAAATTGCCTTCTCCTGGATCGCGGTAACGAACTCCAGCCCGAGATCGCCGGGGAAAAGCGCCGTCTGCTCTTCGTGCGTGTATCGCACCTCCCGTGGGCGCTTGAAATCAACGAGCCGGTTCTCGGCCGTCATCGTGATGTCCGCGGACTGGCCGTCGTCCGAGATCTGCATCACGTCCATCCGCCCCTGGAAGACGGTCACCGGCGACGAGATCAGCGTGCCGGCGGTCGGCGATAGCGCGCCGAAGAGCACCGTGCAATCGCGGCCTTGGTAATCCTCGGTCAGCGCGAGTGCGATGTTCGCGGTCGGCACGCCCGAGAGCCGCATCGAGATGCCGCGGGCCGCGAGGTCGGTCGTCTCCTCAATCGGCGAGATGCTTCCGAAGGTGCCGATACCGAGATAAGGCACGCCGGCGTAAGTCAGCGTCCCGTAGCCGGTCCAGAGGCGCGTGTAAGCGGAAGGGAAACTAAGCGAGACGAGGATGACCGGCGCCAGCTGCACCGTCGTCACCTCCGTCACCATATCGGCCGAGAGCGTGCGGCCTGCGGTTGTGATGCTCATTGCGCGACGTCCTCCGCGATCGAGAAGGTGATGCCGTAG